CCGATGCGACCCTTGGAACCATCCTTGGGATCACATCGTCCAGCGTTCCGCTCTTCCAGCCAGGTGGCCAGGGTGGCGTTGATCGCCTTCTTGGTAAGCCTGTCTACACCGCTTCAGGGATTGCTGACATTGCTGACAATGCCAAGCCAATCCTGTTCGGTGACCTTGGGCAGATCAAGACCGCGCTCGTCGGTGGCATCCGCGTGGATGTAAGCCGCGAGTACGCGTGGAACCTGGGCCTTGTTTCGTACAAGGTTGAGGTTCGCGGTGCAACTGGGCTTGCCCAGGCTGATGCCGTCAAGTACTACGCCTGCAACTGATTCGTCAGTAGCTAGGTTTAGTTAGTGGTGAAGGGGAGTCGCTTCGGCGGCTCCCCTGATCCGCAAGATTGGAGAACTAATGCTCGTTCGACTTTGCAAGCGACGCGGTGAATATCCGAGCGGCTCAATCGTTGACCTGCCACAGGCAGAGGCGGAAAGCCTGATTGGGTTTGGCTTGGCTGAGGCTGTTGCAGATGTCGACGCAGAGGCACCAACGCGGCTCGTAGAGCGCGCGAAAGTATCAAAGGGTATGAGGACTGCTACCATCTCGCAATCGGAGCCTAGCGTCGCTCCTGAAGGGGAATAATGCTAAAGAATGGGCAGGTCACGATTGGCACCACCGCAACCCTGATCACGACAGGTGTAGTCGGTGCATCGTGGGTGAGCCTACACATGAGCGGCAACACAACTGTCTATGTTGGTGATGCAGCCGTGACCACCTCCACCGGTATGGAACTGCACAAGGGAGTCACCGTAACGATCTGGCTGCCAGAGACTGACAAACTCTACGGCGTAGTAGCGTCATCAACGCAAGTCCTAACCTACCTACATACAGGAGGCCGCTAATGAGTTATGCATCCCTCTCAGAGTTCAAGGCTGCTGTCGGCATTACCGACAGCACGGATGACACCGCGCTTCAGTCTGTGCTGGACGCAACCGACACGCTGATCGATCTCTACTGCGACCGCAAGACTGGCTTCGGCACTGCGTCGGAGACACGCTTCTACACGGCTGAGGACTACGAGTATGTGTTGACCGATGATCTCGTCAGCGTCACGACGCTTCAGACAGACGATGACGCGAACGGAACCTACGAGACCACCTGGACGAGCGGCACTGACTATGTGCTGGCTCCGCGCAATGCTGCGCTGGATGGATTCCCATACACCGAGATCGACACGAGCGTCACATGGCCGCGCAACTTCCCTAAGGATGTCTACCTTGGGGTCCGCGTGGTCGGCGTATTCGGCTTTCCCAGTGTGCCAGCTGCTGTGAAGCAAGCGGAAATCATTCAGGCTGGCGCTGTCTGGAACAGCCGCACCGCGCCATTCGGCGTGATCGGATCGGCTGACCTTGGCGGCATCCTGCGGATGAGCCGCGCCCTGCACCCAGAGGCTGCGCTGATCCTTGAGCCGTACCGCAAGCGCGGCGGCTTGGCACGATGACCGACCTGACCATCCTTGATGCCATTGCAGCTCGGCTGACGGCGCTCACGCCGCCGACTGGCTACGCGCTCCGCAAGGCATACGCCACGCCTCCTGAATCGCTGCCGGTCGTACCTGCGGCGATCCTCTTCCCAGGCGATGACTCAATCACCGTCGGCAACGGCAACCGCACCACGGTGCTCACGGTAGCGATTCGCGTTTACCTCCTGCCCATCCCACGGATGGATGACAAGTACCGCGACCTCTACACTTGGCGCGCGTGGCTTCGCACTGCATTCGATGGAGCGGTCACCATTAGTGGAAACGCCGTTCAGGTCGCAGTGTCTGGTACTACACTCGGCACAGATACATACGCCGATCAGGACTACCTGACCGTAGAAGCAACTGCGGAAGTGACCGTCTATGACACGGTCGGCTTCACCGCGTAGAGCAAGGAGATCGAGAGATGGCAACAATCGGCGCAAAGGCTCTGACGCGGATCGCTACTGCGTCGCAGGCTTCATTCGGCACGGCCGCTTCTATCGGCACGGCGACAGGCGAGGTCCTGTTCAACGAGACCATCGGCGCGCTCGACCTGGGCGTGACCGTTGACTTGGGCGAGACCACCTCAGTTGGCAAGCGCACCGCCATTCAGGCTGGGCGACCCACCATCACCGGACGAGCACCAGTCCTGACCATCGCAGAGGGTCCTGCATCGCTCCGCACCCTTCCACTTATCCTTGACGCAATCGGCGCAACCACTTCAGGCACTGCTTCGCCGTACTCGTGGACTTGGTCGCCAACACAGGGCGATGTCGACACGCTCGTGTTCTACTCATTCCTTGTGACTGACGGCGTACAGAAGTATCTCGTCCGAGATGCAGCGCCGACAGAAGTGACATTCTCGGCAGATGCCACATCCCTGCTACAGGTCGGCGCGACCTTCGCTGCGACCACGGTCACATCGTCGGCGCTCGCCTTCCCAACGGCACTCCCAGAGAATCCAATGATGGCTGGCCGCTTGATGAAGCTCAGCACCGATACGAACTTCCCTGACAAGAGCGGCACTGGCGCAACCGACTTCTCCAGCGTGATGAACTTCAACCTCTCGGTGACCACTGGCGTGGGGATGGTGACGGCGCTTGACGGCAGCCTGACGGCAGCCACAGCTGCACTGACCGGCGTGCTCGATGCGACGCTGACCTTCACGGTCGTAAGCAACAGCGCGGCGACCACCTCATTCCCAATCACCGACATTGCGACGCAGAAGTTCCTGCGCCTCTACGGCACTACTGCCGATAACTACGGTGTCTGGATTCTTGGCTCGTGGGAAGTGGAGAATGTCGTGGCACTTTCAGCGGATCAGGATGGCGTGGTGGTCAATGAGGTCACCTGCCGACTGGCATACGATGTGACTTCAGGGAAGAGCCTTGAGGTCATCATCGACTCGCCACTGGCAACAGCGCCATAAAGAGCAGCGCCTAAGGCGCTAGTAGGAGGATCAATATGGACACGGTAAAGATCGCCCTAGAGGGTGAGTTTGCTGGGTGGACAGCCGAGCTGCGAAAGACAGTCTCTGCGCGCATCCTGCTCGACTTGGAATCAGGCGAAGCGTCACGAGCGCTCGCAGCGTTTGCCAAGCTAGTAGTCACGCACAACTTCAAGGGGCTTGATGGCAAGCCTTGTCAGGATGTGTTGGACGCACCAGTAGACGCACTCTCGCAGACGCTTGAGGCGTGGGGTAAGGCGAACCAGCCGGACCCCAAGTAAGGCTCGCCGCCAGGCGGATGGCGATTGGACAATCTATCTCGCCTCCGCCGGAGATCATCTTCCACCTCTTAGGCGAAAAGTTTGGGATGTGGCCAGATGAGGTAGCGAGCCTGCCGATAGATCAGGTGCTACTTGCGTGGATGATTCACGCAGAGATGCAGCCGAAAGGGAAGTGATGCGAGCCGCGATTGTCGTAGACGGTCAGTTCGATCGGAACTTTGATCAGCTGCGGCTTGGCTTCCTCAAGGGTTCCAACCCTTCAGCATTCAAGCGCTTGGCTTCATTCGCTACCTTGAACGCAGCGCGCACCTTGCAAAAGCCAATGCGTGACAAGGCTCCACGCGGTGCGACCGGCAACCTTCGCAAGAAGGTGCTCGCGCGCAAGGCGCGATTCAACAACCCTGCCGCCGTGGTCGGCATCAAGGGTGGTCGCAAAGGCGTGTTCTATGGCTGGCTCGTCGTCGGTGGTACCGGCAACCGACGCAATACTGTCAATGGCACCTTCGCTGTAAAGCCAGTCCAGAAGCGACCGTTCGTTGATGAAGTGGTAAAGCAACGATCAAACATCGACCGAGCGGTAGAGTCATACAGTAAGACGGTGGCCGCGTTCTTCAACGATCAGCCATTCCGCAACACCATCCTGAAGTTCAAGAGAGGTAATCAACGCTGATGGCTGCAAACCAGACCGCTAACTTCGTCGTCAAGGCGAAGGACTCCGCATCAGGTCCTCTTGGAAAGATCGGCACCTCGATGGGCAAGCTGCGCCGCGTCGGCTTCAGCGCATTCAAGGGCATTGCCGCTGGGGCTGCTGTTGCCGGAGCCGCACTGGCTGGGCTTGCATTCACCGCAGTCAAGTCCGCTGCTGACGATGAGCGCCAGACAATCCTACTGAACGCAGTACTCAAACAGCGTGGGCTGCTCACAGAAGGTCTGACGGAGCAGATTGACAAGCAGATCATCGCTATGGGTGCGCTGGGCATTACCGATGACCAGGTGCGTGCCGGTATCGAAGTAGGGTCACGATTCTTTGACAGCCGCAATATGCTGCTCAAGGCGAATGCTGTCGCGGCAGACATTGCTGCCGTCACAGGCACTGACCTTGCAGAAGTTATGACCACCATCGGCAAGGCAACTCAGGGTCAGACGAGAGGTCTCAAGGCGCTCGGCATCCAGGTCTCCAAGAACGCCACCTTAGAGGAGATTCTCACGGCCGCGACAGAAAAGTACGGCGGCACCGCCGCAGAGATCGCTAACTCAACGAGCGGCAAGTTCGCTCGATCCCAGGTGCGATTCAACGAGACGCTGGAGGAGCTTGGCTATCGGCTGCTACCAACAGTCAACAAGGTGATGGATTTCCTCGCCAAAGAAGCTCTGCCAGCATTCGAAGCAATCGTCCGCACAGTTGGTCCAGTGCTTGACGATCTAATCACTAACTATGTAGCGCCTCTGGTGCGCTCCTTCGGCGAGCTGGGCGCGGTCTTTGAGGAAGGTGACATCAACCTGCTCGTGATTGCGATGGAGCCGCTCAAGATCTTCCTAGAGGCACTGAGGATCACGGTTGATGCGATTGTCGTTGGACTCAGGACGCTCTTTGCCGCGCAGGGCAACCTAGGCAAGGCTGGTACGACCTCTGCTGGATACTCGCCGTACCTTGCCAACGCAGTCGCCT